TTAATTTCTTGGGTTATAGCAAAAATCCTACTATAACTATTTCACAAAACGATCCTTTACCATTAAAGGTATTAGGATTAGCTATGGAGTTACAATTCGCATGATTGCTGCTGGAACAAGTGCATCAAGTATGTTTATGTTAAGTGCTGCTGTTGGAGCAGTAGGTACTTTATCTTCTATACAAGCACAAAAAAGAGCATTAGCAAGAGAAAATTATAGACTAGATACTGAAGCAAAATTAGCTGAAGTACAAGCATTAGAAAATGAAAATGCAAGAACTGCTGATGGTTGGAAAGAATTAGCAAATAATTTAGCATTTCAATCTACTGCTGGATATTTAGATGATAGTAGAAGTTTTCTTAATATTAATAAACAAGTCGAAAAGAATATGAATAAAGATATTGCTAATATTCGATTAATGGCAAAAAGTGTTCAACATAAATTTTATGATACAAGATTAGAAAATAGACTAAAATCAAAAGACTTAACATTTGGTGGATATACAAGTGTGGCTGCACAACTAACAAGTGGTTATGCAAAATATAAATATTACGATATTGGATAATGGCTTTAACACAAGGAAAAAAAACTACTGTAGTAACACCTTCTTCTGTAGCAAACAGAATGGGTGTTGTAGATGCTTATAAAGGAGATTGGGTAGCTGCTGCTGCTGAACAATTTGGTAAAACGATTGATGTAATTACACAACAAAAAGTTACACAAGAAGAAGAATTATATAAAGCTAAATTTAGTATAGATACTTTTGATGCTATTAAAGGATTTGCTAATAAAAATAGAGTTGATCCTGATGGATATTATAATAGCGTTAATCCTTATATAGATACATTAATTAAAAAAGTACCTACAAGATTTAAAGGTTGGGCAAAACAATATGCTGGAATGATGGCTGCAAGAGAAGGTCAAGATATTCATTTGCGTCATTACAATAAAAAACAACAAGATTTAATTAAATATAATAATATAGATACAGATAGATGGATAAATGATGCTTTAGATAAATTATCAGCAAAGGATATATCTGAATGGGATAATGAAATGACAAACTTTTATTTACCAGAATTAACAGATAAAACTGTATCGTATGCAAGTATTTATGCAAGTCTTGATCCACAATTTAGTGCTGGATTAGATGCTCCTGAAATATGGGCAAAAAAGAAAATATTAGGTTTTGAACAAGCAAGAGTAAATACAAAAATTAAAAGTATATATGCTGGAGCTATAGTAAAAGATCAAGAATCTTTAACATATTCAGAACAATATCCAAATGGAATAGATTTAAATGGAGATGGAATTGTAGCTGAACCTATAGGTAGTGAAGCTGGAGCATTAAGTTATTTAGAACAAGCTCAAAAAAATGTAGCTCTTTATTTAAAAAATTACCAAACAAATCCTGACCAAGATATGCTTGATGGATTTAGTACATTATTAGCAGCAAAAAATGATCAAGAATTTTCAATGTTTTCTACTGCTGAAGAAAGAGCTAATATTATTGATAATGCTACAATATATGGAAATAGTTTAATAGAAGAAAATAAAAGACTACAATCAAAAATAGATAATCAAAATAAAGCTAATCATCAAAATGCTGTAAATCAATTTTTACAAAGATTAGATGTTCCTTATTTATTACCTAACTCAAAAGATGAATTAATAAAAAACTTTAATGATTTAAATATATCTGCTGAAGATAGAATGACTTTAACAGACAAATATGAATACAATGATACTATAAATAAATATGCCGAATTATTAATGTGGAATCCTAATAATGAAGGTAAAAGATTTATATATAAAGAAAAGTATGTTGATTTACCAGATTTAACTAATGCTTGGGCAGATGTAACATCAAGAGCTATGGCTGAATTAAAAGGAAAAGGTTTTGAAATTACAGGCGAAACAGAAAAAGAAATACAAAAAAGTATGGTAGATACTCATATATATCATTTAACAGGAAAAATGCCTAATGAACTTACATTTCAATGGGATATGTTTGCAAATGAACCTTCTCCAGATTTAGAAGCATTAAAACAATATTCTACAAGATGGGGTATTATTCCTGAACCTTTAACAAGATGGTTAGGGGATTGGAAACATATGAATTACGAATCAGAAACAGATAGAAACCAGTTAATTGAAATGGCACATACTATGAATTATTTGCGTTCATCTGATTTACCTCAAATGATAGAAATAGAAGGTATAGATTCTAAAGATGCTATAATGTTAGACGCATTTTATAAAGATTATCAAAAAAGAAAAACTATTATAGATAATACCCAAACAACACCTGAATCTCAAAAAATAACTGAATCTGAATTTGTTGAAAGATGGTGGAAAGCTAGAGATGCAAAAAGAGATGATATTGATATTCTTAATACAGAAATAAATAATATGTTTGCTAGATTAGATGATGATTATTTTGCAAATGCTTTAAAAGAACAAATAGATAAAACAAAATTAAGTATATTTGCAGCAGATTATGGAAGTATGACATTAGGAATAGGAGAACCTAAAGTAAAACCTTTAGTTGAATTTTCTATGATAAATCCATTATCATGGTTGCCATTAGTTAAAACTGATAATGAAGCAGTTGATTTAAATTTAGAATTAGCTGGTAGAGAATTAGAAAATATATTACCAGATATTATAACTGATTTTTATATATCACAAAATTTAACTGCAAGAGATTTAGCTCAAAGACCTAAATGGCAAATTGAAGATGATATTAAAACAATATTAAAATGGGGAATAAGAGATTTATCAAATCAAGGGTGGGACACAGATGACTAATGTAGTTTTAAAACCTATAATGAAAGAATACAAAAAGCTAGGTATGTCAGAAGATGAAATACTTGCTGATATGGTATTAGCTATTCAAAATAGAATAATGGGATTAAGTCAAAAAGAAAGAGATGAGCTTGGATTAAAAAATGATTTTTTAGATTCTAATAATCTTTATGAAATGATAAGAGATAAACATATACAATTTCATTATAACAAGCGTTCTGCTGGAAATTTACCAACATATAATATTTCTATAGATGTAGAAAGAGATGGATATTTTATGGATTTACCTAATCCTTATGATCCTAATAAATCTTATTCTCCTTATAAAAAAGATTTTCCTAGAGCTTATGCAGTAACTCCAGAAAAAATTAAAGAAATGGCTTATCAAGAAGAATGGAAAGTAGGATTTGATGAAAGAAATAAACAATATGATAACATAGGATTAGGTAAGTATAAAAGAGAATTAGAATATTTGCGATTTCATACTTTTAAATTATGGGATAATTGGATTATAAATAATGGAAAACAAGCATTTGAAAATGCAAGTAAAATAATTCCTTATTGGGATTTTAATTATGATGATTGGGAAGAACAATCTCAAAAAATCTTAGCAAGGGAAGCTGCCCTAAATCAAGTTTATAGATTAACTGGAGATGAATATGAAACTAGATTGTATGGTGGTTTAATTAAAGATGGAGATGAAATTATGAAACAAGAAAATATATTATTTCGGTATATATCCGATAATGAAGGTGGTTTTCATGCTAAAGCATATGAAACTGCAAAAGGTAATGGAGATTGGACTATTGGACATGGATTATCTTTAAAGAAAAATGATACAGTTAAAAAAGAGTTAGCTCGTCTTGGTTATAATATAGACGATTTAATAGATGGTAAAACAAGTATTAAATATATTGATTCTGCTTTTATTGCTTCAAAAGTAATGGAAGAAATGTATCAAACAGTTAAAGGAGAAGCTGCAAAATATGGTGTAGATTTAACAGGAAATAGAAATGCTTATTTAACAATAGCTGTTGTAGATATGGCTTATCAAGGAATGATTGGACCACGATTTTATAAAGCATTAGGTAAGTATATAGAAACTGGAGATGAAAAATATTTAGGTAGTTTTGATTCATATACTGGAGAAGATGAAATTATTTATTCATCAGATGAAAGATATAATACTATACAACCAACCATATTAAATGAATTATGGAATGATGGAATGGCAAATAAAGTTAAAAGAAATATGGGAGGAATATTTGTTAGAAATGAAAGTAGAGCTGAAAAAATCCAAGCATGGAATAATGGACAGCATACTAATTTTACTCATATGGATTTTAACGATACTGTTTGGAAACCTGAAGCTGGAGAATAATGCCTGATATAAATACTTCTACAGGATTATCTTATGTATTACCTAATGAAATACAACCTAGAGATAATATGTCAGCAACTGATGCATTATTTGATACATCTAAAAATGTATGGAGAGGTTTTTTAGATGAAAATATAATTGCTTTATCTGCATTATATGCAACTAAATATATATTTAATGAAAATCCAACTTATGAATTAGATGATAATTATAATATATTTAATGATCCACAGTTAAGACAACATGGTTTAGAAAGTTATATTGGTAATTTTATGCATTCTCGAAATGCAGAACATACCACAGATTTAATAAAAAGATTTGTAGAAAAGCAAAAACAAATTAATGGTTCTCCAGCATATATTGTTGGTAGAATATTAGGTGGTGTTACTGATCCTTCAAGTTTATTTATGTTTACAAAAGCTGGTAGTACAGTCTTACGATTAAATCGTGCTAAAAGAGGATTTGCTGTAGGAGGTTTAATAGGCACAGAAGAAATAGGAAAAAGATACTTAGATGATTCAAGACCTATGCTTGATTCAGTATTAATTACTGCTGGTGGTTTTATTATACCTACATTATTTCCAGCTTTACCAGCACATCAAGCTGGAAAGAAATTTGATAAATCAGCTCAAAAATTAGATGACGCAGATGACAGTATATTTCAGGGTGGAACTGTAGGAGCTGCTGCTCCTAAAAGTGAAAAGTGGATTAGTCTTGAAAAACAAATTAAAGAATTATCTGCTAAAAAGAAAAAAACTAAAGAAGAAAGAATACAATTAAGAGAACTAAAAGATGAACTTAAAATTGTAAAACAAAGACATAAATTAAAAACTGAAAAAGATTATATAGATGAAAATAAAATACAACCTAGTGGCTTAGGTATATTTGGAGAACAAGGTCCTTGGAATGTAATATTTAGAACATTAAAAAATAAAAATTTACCAGCACAAGAATTTATAGAAAGAACATTAGAAGGAGCATTATATCAAGTAAAAAATTTTTATGATAAAGCAACAAGTCCAAGTATAGAAAGATTAATTAAAATGCGTTATCCAAATTTAGTAGTATCACTTATTAAAGAATCAGAATCTTTTTATACACAGTATTTAACTAAAATGGGTAAGAGTGGACAAAACTTTATTGAAAGAACTCTTGATGCTAAATTTGCTAGAACAACTAATGAAGGCACAAAAGTAATGACACCTAAACAATTTAGACAACAAGTATGGAGAGCTATAATGGGAGATGATGGTGTTGTAGAAGAAGCTAAATTAGCAGCTAATAGTTATAAGAAATTTTATAAAACTATTGGAACAGAATATGATAATTTAAAAATATCTCAAATGTTTATTGAAAAACAAATAGCAAAATTAGATGAATTTATTTCTAAAACTAGAAGTAATAGTAAAAAAACTCAATTTATTACTACTAAGAAAAAACTAGAAGCAAAATTAAAATATATAAATGAAAATACTGCATTAAAAAAAGATGGTTATGTAAATCTAGTTTTAAAAAGAGATCAAATTGAAAACCGATTTGCTTTTTTTGAACCTTTAATGAGAGAGATTTTAAAGAAACAAAGAAAACCAAATGGTCAATTTAAATTTACGCAAGATGATATAGATGAAATTATTGAAGAATTTAAAAACTATCAACCAGTAATTGTATTTCCAAATTTAGCAGATGAAGTTAAATTAGCTAACAAAACATCTACAATGGCAGATGTTGAAAAATATATTGATAGTATTAATAGAGTGTCAGCAAGGTTTAGATCAAGAGATTTAGGATTAAGTAATGAAGATTATATAAGATTAGCTGATGCTGGTTTTGTAGAAACAGATATGCAAATATTAACTAAATTTTATTTTAATCAAACTATACCTGATATTGAAATTACAAAAGTATTTGGCGATCCAATGGGATTTGGTACACAATGGAGCAAAAATCCAAATGTTTTTCAAAGAGGTATTTCTCAAATAGCTGAAGAATATGACAAACAAATAGAAGAATTAAGATTATTGGGTACAAAAAAATCTTTAAAGAAAATGAATGATTTAATTAAATTAAAAGAAGAAGCATTAGTAGATGCTGATGCTGCTATTGCTTTGCTTAGAGGAACGCAAGGATTACACCCTGATCCTAATAGAGCTATGAGTAGAGGCATTAGAATGTTTAAACTTTATAATGCTATGACTATGCTTACTGGTTTAGCACAAGTAGTAGATACTGCTAGATTAGTTAGTATTAATGGTATTACTAGAACATTTAGACTTAGTTGGGAAGTATATCAAACAGGTATGTGGAAAGAAATTGCAAAATCTTCTACAAAAACAGGACAATTAGGTGGGGAATGTTTAGATATGTTTCAAAGCAGTCGTGCTATGGCTATGTATGGTTTAGATGATGCTTTTGGAGTATATGGCAAATTTGAAAAAGGAATGAGTAGTCTTGGAAATTTATATTTTACATTTTTAAATTTAAGTAACCCTTGGAATACAGGAGTAAAAAGTATTGCTACATTATTTAATGGTACTCGTTTATTAGAAGCAATAGAAGGTTTAGTTACTAAAGGTAAAATTACTAAAGTAAATAGAGCAAGATTAAAAAATCTTGGTATTACAGATGAAATGGCGAAAGATATATGGAAAGAATATATCCAACATGGGTTCGGTAAAGGAGCAAATAAATATAAAAATGGAGATAGTTATAAATTATTAAGAGTAGCTAATTCAGAAGCATGGAAAAATAAAAAAGCTGCTGAAGCATATCATCAAGCAATAGGAAAACAAGTTAATATAGATATTGTTACTCCAAGCAAAGGAGATGTTCCATTATGGGCAAATACAGAAATAGGTGGAGTATTATCTCAATTTAAAAAATTCGGTATGGCTTCAACTCAACGAATGTTATTGAGAGGATTACAAGAAAGAGATGCTCAATTCTTAAATGGAGTATTAATGTTAATGGCTGCTGGAGCTATGGTAGATGCTTATAGACAAAGAGCATTTAATAGAGATTATAGTAAAAAACCAACTGGTCAAAAACTTGTAGATGCTTTTGATAGAAGTGGTTTAGGTGGTATTTTTTCAGATATAAATAATGCTATAGAAAGATTAGGTAATAATGAAATAGGATTAAGACCAATTTTAGGAGCTAAAAAACCTTATGGTACTTATAGAGATTTTTTTAATAATCCTATCCCTGATGTACTTGGACCAACTACTTCTCAAATTGCTAATATAGGAGATATTATGTGGACATGGGGACAAGGTAAATATAACCATCACACAGCAAGGAATGTGCGTAGACTTCTGCCATTTCAGAATGTATGGTTTCTTGATTCATTATTTGATGAAGTAGAAAGAGATGCATTAAGATGAGTATTACAATATCAGATACCAGTCCTAGAGTACAATATACTGCTAGTGGTGGTCAAACAGCTTTTACAGTACCATTTGAGTTCTTCAATGCTACTGATATTAAAGTAATTAAGACTTCAGGTTCTACTGATACTACTTTAACTTATAATGCTTCTCCATCAAGTGCTACACAATATTCTGTAGCTGGAGCTGGAGAATCTGGTGGTGGTTCAATTACTTTAGGTGGTGGAGCTACTGCTAGTGATAAATATACAATTTATAGAGATTTACCTATATCTCGTTCTACTGATTTTCCTAATTCAGGTACTTTCCCAATAGAAACACTTAATACTGAATTAGATAAAATTGTTGCTATGATGCAACAAAATGAAAGAGATTTAAAATTTTCTCCAAGAGCTGCTGCCTCAACAGCAAATACTTATGATATAACTTTTCCTAACTTAGTAGCAAATAAAATTTTATCAGTTAATTCTTCTGGTAATGCTTTAGAGTTTAGTCAATCAATAACTGATGTATCAACTGTAGCTGGAATTGCTAGTGATGTAACGACAGTTAGTGGTATAGCTTCCAATGTAACGACTGTGGCTGGAATAGCCTCAAATGTAACGGCAGTTGCTGGAGATGCTGCTGACATAGGAGCTGTTGCTGGAAAAATTACTGAGATTGGAAGATTAGGTACTGCTGATGCAGTAGCAGATTTAGCAATATTAGGTACTTCGGCAATCGTAACCGATATGGATTTATTGGCAACTTCTGACAATGTTACAGCTATGGGGCATCTTGGTACTTCTGCTAATGTAACAGCAATGGGATTACTCGGTACTTCAGCAGTAGTAACTGACATGGGTTTACTAGGTACATCTGCGAATGTAACTGCTATGGGGCA